TGGCTGGTCCCACAGCGCGTTGTCCCACAGCCCTTGGTCCCAGACATCGACGAGCCCGGGATCGAGCCCGATTTCGGGCGGCGGGGGGATGATCACCTGGAAGTCAGTCGTCGCCGACAGTTGCGGCTGGAACGGTTCGTTGGCGCGCGAAGTGAAGATCGCACGCATCTGGTGCAGTGTGACCTGCTGCGATGGCGCCTTAAACATCTCCCAGCCGCCGACCAGGGTCGCGACATAGGGCACGCCGTCGTCATAGCCGGTGCGGTCGGCCTGCATCACGATGCCGCCTTGGGTGCCGAAGAACATATCGCCGCGCATGCGGATGAAGCAGGTTGCGTCCCACCCCATAAAACGACACCAGGCACCGGTAGTGTTGTTCGCTGCTAGGCAATAGCGCTGGCCCGGCTTGCCGCCTGGCAGGGCGACGAAGTAACCGCCATATTCATCCCACTTCTTGATCGTCCAAGGATTGGCGCGCTTGGTACTGTTCTCGACGTTCTCGCGCCATAGCGGCTTGATCATGCGCGTCAAGGTGGCGAGCTCCATCTGCCCGGCGTCTTTCTGGATCGCCAGGCTGATCGGAACCATGCCATCGACGGTGAGAATGATCAGGTCGCCACCGATCAAGGTGTGGGCGTTCATGCCCATCGGAGGCGAAATCTGGTAGCGCCCCTCCTGGCGCCAGGAATTGATGTTGGAGGGATCCGAGCCGGTGAAGATCAGCAGTTCGCCCTGGTCGGTGCAAAACACGCACTTGTCGTCGATACCGTCGCCGGCATCGATCGACCAGGTCGCGCCCCACAGCAGTTTCCCGCCTTTGGTGGCGGCGCCTGATAGCGGGATCAGCGCCAGCACGCCACCGACCGCGTTGAGCGGCAGGTACCAGGCGTTCATGCTGTCCTGCTGAATGAAGAACCAGCGATTGCGATATTTCCAGACGTAGACCAATCCCTTGCCCTGCACCTGGCCGGGCAGCAGCGGCGTCGGCCAGGTTATCGCCGACGCGCCATCCGCCAGCGGCGCGCCGAGCGTGCCGGGTGGCGTGCAGACGACCCACCCCGCGCCGTCGTAGCGCAGCGGCGTGTCGCCGGCGTCATTGAGCGCAAGCAAATAATCGCCGCTCGCATTCGCCAGCTGCGAGGCGCAGTAGTTGCCGCTCGCCTGGGTGTCCTTGATCATGAACGGCGTGGTCGACGTCACGTCGTACAGCTTGGTCGCATTGGCGGCGAACATATGCTGTACGTTGCCGCTCTGGTATTCGAACGCGGAGATGATCGGCGTCGTTTCCGGCAGCACGCACCAGCGCGTGCAGCCGCCGCGCAGCTTCACACCTCGCAGCGTCGGCACCCAGTTGTCCGAGACGATGCAGCTGCCAGGCTGCATGAACGCCTCGTTTTCCATCTGATTGATGCCGCGCGTCGGTGCCGGCAAGGTGGTCGGGCGCAGCGCCTGCGCGAATTGCTGATCCACCGGCTGGCGGCGGAAGGCGACATGCCTGCTCATGACGGCAACGGCCAGGGATACGCGATCCCGCGCGAGTAGGCAGATATCGGCGCACGGTCGATGATGATCGGCATCGGCTTGTTGGAACCCATGGCGATCGCCATGGCATCGGACCAGGTGCCCATGTCTTCGGCGTAGGGCGAGCCCTTGCCCTGCTTCCAGTCGAAGATCATGCCGAGCTTGAGCACGCGCTCATCGAGCCGATAGGTGTCGGCGTCGTTCATGAATGTGTCGCCGTATCCGCCGGAATTGAGCGCAATGCTGTTCTTGTCGAGGTAGGAAAAGCTTGCTGTTACCCCGGCTCCCATGGCCGGCCAGATCAGGATCTGGTTGCCGAGCAGCGTCCACTCGCCCCAGGCGTCATTCCACGCCATCATGCGCCGCTGCAGCCATTCGTCGGTATCGGCAATGTAGCGCATCGGCTGCACCGCCGACGTCGAGCGCCAGACGCTGGTGTTCAGCAACATGCGCCGGTAATCGGACGGCAGGTTGAACGCGGTCGTGACCCCGTCACCGGTGTAGGTCACTGACTTTTTCAGTTGGGTCCATTCGCGGGTATCGGTGGCAATGCGCTGCGCCATCTCGTTGGCGCAGGCCAGCATTTCGCGCATGGTGCGGTTGGAGTTGATCCCGGGAATGACCGCGCCCGGCACGCTCACGCCGACCCGCGCGCATACATCCTGCACCACCGTGAGCAGCGTCATCGACGCCCCCACTGCCGCGGCAAGACCGGATATTGCGCCGGGCCACCCCATCCCTGCATACGCGGATCGGGCGGCATGTCGATGCCTTCCAGCGTGGCATCGCGCAGGCGTGCCTGGTGCTCTACGGCGCGCCCCCATCCTGCTAGATCATCCTGCGGCGAACCGAGATTTCTCCCGTACGTTTCCGGAGTAAATATTCGCATTAGCGCATCAGTAATCCGGTCGCGCGCGTCCATTTCATGCTGCCTTGCTGGGCTTGGCCTCGATCGCCATCCGGGTCAGTGTCTTGCGGTTGGGATTGCCTTGCGGCTCGTGCCCGGTGTTGACCTTGATGTACTCGCGCAGCTGGTCGCTGGTCATTTCGTCGAACTGATCGCCGGCAAGCTCGGCCGCCTTGCGCGCTGCCTCGAGATCCTGCTCGAGCGCCATGTTCTTGGCGCGTATCGCGTCGAGCTCGGCGGCCATGATGGTGTTCTTTGCGTTGTCCTTGGATCCGGCGAGATATTCCATCGCCTGGTTCTTCTGTTCGCGGCCGCCGATACCAAGGTTTTTCAGTTCCTGGCCGTCGATCGCGGCAAGCTGTTCAACCGTGTAGATGTTCTGTGCGCGCAGCTCGGCGCGACGGCCCGCGGTAATGAACGGGGCGTAGTCAAGCGGCGTGCCGGATTTGGTCTGCGCGGCGTGCGCGCAGAACTGCTCGTACTGGCGCGGAAACCGCTGCGCGTAGGTGATCTCGGTCTGCGTCCCGGAGTATGGATCGATGCGCCAGTGCGAGCGGGCGTGCGCCGGATAAGTGCCGTAATTGCGCGATCCCGGCAAACGGATATCGCACACCTCGACGTCGTCGAAGATCGGACGACCTTCGGCGACGCTCTTCGCCTCGTTTCTTTCCGCGTGCAGGCGGAACAATACAACGAGTGAAGCGTCAGGATCGCGCGGATCAATAGCCATAGCTTCGCCTTTCTCTGCGCCGGTCTGAGCGGCTGTGGTTAGTCCGGGACCGTCGCCCTAGGCTTGTCCTAGCGGTCGGGGACGACGGCCCCGGGTATTCGAAGGCACGGTCGGGTTGAGGACGCCATGCCTTCGAAATTGCATCAGGAGCCAGGTACGCTGTCGTACATTCTCCAGTTGAACAGCGGATTGGTCATGGTGAGCTCACCCATCCATCCGATGAACTGCGCGATTGCGTCCTTGTCGATCGGCATCTGCCCATCGCCATCGAACAGCTTGTCGAAATTGCGATTAGGATGATAACGAAGCCGGAAGCTGTCGGTATTCAGGCCAAAGGTCGTGTTGGCCGGCATGTTACTTCCGATGCCGCCGTCCAGCACGATTTCGGCTCGCTTTCCGCCGCCGATATACTCGAGTGCGCTAAAGCCAAGCTTGCCGAGCGAGGTTTCGTTGGTCTGACGTTGTATTGCGATCGTTGCCGCATCGTATGCCGCATAGTGCTCCGGGCTCATGATCAGCAGGTCAGCGTAGTCCCGTCCGCGCGACCGCTGGGTCATGATATAGTTGAGCATCGGGCGAACCGTGGTCGAACTGACCTGGGTGCTGCCCGACAGGAACGAATGCGCGTCGTAGGTTTTGGTCTGCCAGATCGTGGCGTTCGCCCGGTCGATGCCGCCGTAAACGCCGCTGTTCACCGTGATCGGCACCGCGGTTGCCAGGCCGGTGATCTGCTTGCCGCCGTTCGCCGTGCCGTCACTGTAGATGCCGGCGTCCATAGCGTCCTCGAGCGCTTTCTCGGCTGCCGCCATGTATGCGTCGAACACGTCCTCAATCTGGTTTTCGCCTTCGTTGTTCAGGATTTCCTGCATGCTCAACACGATCGGCACCACGACCATCTTCGGGTCATAGTAAGCATCGTTGAACAGATCGATTGCTGGGTTCAGCAATTGATCGTAACCGCTGTACCATTGCGCAACCTGCTTGCCGATCTGCAGCGTCTGGCGAATGCGCGGCCCGCTGTAGGTCTGCCACAGCCCTTTGCGGCGCATCACCGCAAGTAGGGCGTTGTTGTTCGACACCAAGTCCTGGTATCCGCTCGAGCGGTCTTCCACCGCCATGCTCAGGATCTGCTGATAGGCTGCAGCAGTTGTGACGTTCGGCACGGAATGCCTCCACGATTAACGGTTGTCAGAGCGAGCCGTTGACGCGCTTGATCGCGTTCGCAATGGCCTCGCGGCGGCCGACCGGCTTGCCGTTGCTGCGCCGCTGCGCTCCGTTCGGAGCGGTGGCGGGTGCGCCATGGATACTGCGGTCGGGGTCTGCGGTACGGGTCTGAGCCGTCGTGGAAGTGCGGGTCTGAGCCGCTGTGGCCGGTCTT